GTATTATAGCCACGCTCAAAATAGGAAAAAACACGCTCATTATTTAATCTACCTTGCTAACTAAGATAGACACATTGGTGCTACCAGTACCAGTAATTGCCCAAAGTTCTTCGCCATCTTGCAAATCCAAAGTAAGTTTGTCATTGTTATCCAACTTCAAACCATTGCTACTAGTAACCCCGGCGTTGCCCACATATACCGTGCCGGATTCACAATGCAACCTTACATGTCTTGATACATTATCTACATCAATTACTTTTACTCTAGTTGTTGTTACTGCTACTTGTGATGTCACTATCGCCATTGATCTGTTCCTCACTCTGTAATCTCTTGCGCCTGAAGCGGTCAAAGTCTTTGTGCTGTTTAGCACCTATCCACATCTTGCGTTGGTGTTCCATCTGTACACCTGTATGTGCATATAGTTTATACCCAAAACTCTTAGCCCTAATGCAAAACAGTAAGTCCTCACCAACCCATTCTTTATGCAATGGCATATCCTGATAGAAGCCCCACTTATCACCTTGATGTACCTGGTCGGCTTCTTTAACAAATCTTTCAAACACTGATCTATGGATCAAGATAGCACCTGTACCACACGCATCTATCTCAATCACTGTATCTTCTTCATAGTCATGGATAGCATACAAACCATTATCAGTACCCATCTTAAATATGCAAGGTACTGGTTCAAGGTATAACTCACCCACTTCCCAACCACCATGCACAACACCTGACACAATAGGCCGCTTATCTTTATCTGCGGCATTAACTAACTTCTTAAAATGATCTACTGTAAATCTTTGATCTGTATCTATCTGCAATAGCCAATCATCTGTTGTTTTCTCTAAGAAGGTTGCAACAATTTGATTGCGTAACCTACTGATAACACCTGATCCTTGTAAGGATATGAATTGACCCAACTGTTTTTGTGATCTTGCCACATCTAAAATGCTTGTCATGAAATCTGTAACTACATACCCAGGTGATGTAACCCCAATTGTAATTTTTTCTGTATCTTTCAATGCCATCCCTTCGCTAAATAATGTTTCCATGCGGCACATGCGTTAGGTACTTGATTAACTTCATCTATCCAACCATAACGGTTGCCAATATAACGCACTGACCATTGAATTTGCTTGATTCCGCTTGCGTTTTTTAAGTATGTTGATCTGCCTTGTGGAATACCATAATGACTACCATTCCGGGCTTTGGGGTTAAAATTTGATTCCTTTTGATAAAGATCAATAAGGCAGTAGGTCTGATCTAAATCATTTAATGTCATTAAAATATATTGTTTATAGTGTGTAGGTTTGTAAGTATCAGATACACCTATATCAAAGGATAATGTTACAAATAAACATAGAGTTATCCCGAATCGCCAGCACCTCGCGAACTCACCCCTGCGGGGTTCGCGTTTTTGCCTTTGGGGCAAATGCTTACTAGAGCCTAACATACGGTTGCAAATCATTTTAGCGTAACTCCTAAATCTATCTCACTATATGAGATGTGATCTATAACACACTAACTTAATCTTTTGGAAGTTCTTGTAAGTAGGTAACAGATGTAACAAGATTGATTATCAATAATCCAGTTACCACATTTATTGCATCTGATTGGTTCGCTCATTGGCTCTCTCTAACAGTACATCAACCATCTCTATAAATGGTCGGCAGTGTCGCTTCTTTACCATGTAAAACTGATCTTCAATTTGTCTATCTGCATCCCAGTATGTCCGAATTGTCCAATCATACTTAGTAGATGTAGGTATTACAAAGACACCCTGGGTAATTTGGCTAATCATTACATAGGCAAATGGCTTGATAATCTTGTTATCAAAACCACTTACCGTATCAATCATCACTGGGTTAAATGGGAAATCATCAGCATTGGTGAAAGATCGGCTACTACTTTTGATCTCTAACACCAAATCATCAACTATTACATCCTTTTCATTCAAGGTTTTATCCCTTATCTGATCATGGGTTGTAGCAATTGAGAAAGCAGGCACATCAACCTTTGGCACACCAAAGTGTTGTAGTAGGTCGGCTACATATAAGTTGTAACCATGACCCTCACGCATGGCTTTGTGATAATCAAATCTAGTCATGAGTTTTATATTCTATGTGATTAACACAGCCACAGCCGGCACACTTGCGTACACCATTGATGTTAAGCATCCTGGGATCATTACACCATTCACAGCATTGGTTGAGCGGCACTATGTCTAACTCAACACCGTTATCTGTAAAGGTGGCTCTAATCCCATCAGCCCCAATCATTTCCATATCACCCATTGTTGGAATCCGGGTAATACCACTTGCCATCTTTTGACATAACTGCCCATCTAGCGGCACATCCTCTAGGACAAGTGTAACCGTAATAAGGCGTACCCCGGCCTTTAGCAATTCCCTGTTTAAGAATCATCTCGCCATGTTCACAATATTGAACTGCCGGTGTGCTAGTTGCAACTGCATCAACTACCTGATCTAAGTTCATGGGTACAGGTTGTGCTACTTGCGCTTTATCTTCTGCAAAAGAATCACGCAATACCCTTTCCATCAACGCTGACTTTGAACCGGGTCTGCCATAGATAACAGGTGCTTCAGGTTCAACTGGCCTAGATAGCAATTCTGAATCTAAAGATTGATTAGGTGTAACAGCCCAGGATTGCCTTGCCTTAGATGCCATTACTTCTTGTTTAGATGCAATCCGCTTTGTAGCAGACTTCATGGCCGCAACTATGGCTCTACCCCAGGCGGAAGTTTCACATATCATTAACTCTGATCCGGCGGTCATACCTTTACCTGGTATTTGTTCCCAAGCACATGCAACACCAGGCCTAACATCATGTGGATCACGGTAACAAGCGGCGGTATAAACCACATAAGTTTTACCTTCAACCTGCACAATGTCATAAGGCTTATTAGGATTGTAGGGTTGTAATGATGCTTCAGGATAGGCTTCTTTTAGTTGCGCTATTCTTTCAGCCACATCAACATAATCATTCATGTTCATTATCTGTTTTCCCTATCCCAAAGATTAACAACCTTTTCCATTAAGTATTCATTGTCGGCTTCAAGCATCTTTTGGCGCATTGATGGATGTGTTCTAACTGTAAATTTTTCCACCTTTACACTTGATTGTTTAGCATCCTGTAAGCCGCGCTTGTAGCCACTCTTAAAGCCTTTGTCGTAGCCATTTTCAACTGCGACCATCCAAGTAACACCAATCAATAGTGCTACTAATGTAAATAAGGTAATTGTTATCAACCACCCATATATTTCAGAGTTCATATTTCACCACTTCCTTGAACTTGTCTAACCAATAGGCTTCAACCATTTTGGCTGATAGCCTTCCTCTGATCTGCCTAGCACCAATTGATTTTTTGGCATGTTGGCGGATCAAAGAAGCCTTAATAAAATGCTTACGCTTTTCATCAACATAAGCACCGGATTGTTTGTCATATTTGACTAATTCCAACTCATTACCTTTTCTAATTCAGCCGGTAATTCAACCGGATCAACATCATTTATTACTTGATAAACAGTGCCGTTGGGATGTATAGATGGTGGCAACACAACATAACCTTTGTGTTTAATATCTATACCTGGTATTAACTTGCCTTTGAATTGCTTTGTTTGATCGGCAAGGTAATAGAAGTGATAGCCGTTATCTGTTTTAACTGTATGCGTATTAGATGTCACACATATCCGGCGGTATTGTTCCCATAATATTCTTGATGAAATATTGCGTATATCAAAATCTAAAACTACAAGATTTGATTGCACAATGGCTAACCCAATATTTAATTCAGGATCATCCTTAAACCATTTTTTAACCATTGATTTATCATTACTAGCATCAAGGTATCCATGCCTTAAAAACCTACATGGTTCTTTAGATTGTGGTTTAAGTGGTAGCACCCACCAACCCTTTTCTGCGTAGGCTAAGGCGTTCATGCGTACACCCATGAGCCACGATAATTAGTTGTAAAACAATATTGACCAACAGCGTTATCAAAAGAGATACTGTAATCATATTTATTTTGCTTCAAAAACTCAGTAGCCAATATAACTGAAGCATAGTTTTCTACCCAATAAATAAACTGATGCGACCAACAGATCGTATCTTCAAATCGGTCTTTTTGTTGTAACCAATCTGTGTTAGTACCCCATTCCATTTGGGCTTCTGTTAAACCTTCAAATTGATTCTGTGTAAGTTTCATTAAGCAATTCTTTTCACATTTGGGTAATAACCTTCTGCAATATCATTTTCAATATGTGTAATAACTTGTAATGAATATGAATACCATTCGGTCATATCAAATTTTTGCGTAATGCCATTGCGTATAATTTCATAACTAACATCACCCAAAACCATTATCACTATTGTTTTTGTACCATTAGCAAAAATAGCCATGATTCTAGGTTTTGCTGTCATATCATTTGTAACTTGTACCTTCATAATTAACCCCTTCCGGTCAATTGCGTTTGTAAATGCAATTGAACACTAAGGGGCTGACAATTACAAGCACATAAGCCTTGTTTTGGCTAAATGTGACCTAAATCACCCAAAGGCCTTACCCATAGCCACAAATGACCCATCAACATTAAACGGGATCATCTCTGCGCTTACATTGCCACGCTTGATATGTATGATCACTGCCCCAGCCTGCCAATTGGCGTATCCTTTGGTATAGGACATCTTTTTTAGGTCACATGTATGACCACACTCAATACCCACTAAAACACGCTCTAAACGGCCATTAAAGGCTTCTGAAGCACATGTATAGCCCAGCCTGTGCGTATGCCCCGAAATTACGCTTCTGCCCCACCTTTTACTGAGATTCAGCGCGGTCTGACCGGCAATATTAGATATGACACCTTCATCCCCATGACACAATACAAAGTTAGTGCCTGGTATCGCATAAGGCTGTTTTGCATAATGTATTCCAAGATCATTAAAGCCCATAAAATTTGCATACTGTAACTCAGGTAAACCCATAAGCCCTGGGATGCGCTGTAAAGATTTGTACAATCTATCGGAATGATTTGATCTACTAACTACATCAGTTTTTAGATCATAAAGGATGTTTTGGCAGGTAGTACGATCTTCATCAAGGGTCTGCATAAATGATTCAGCCTTGCCATCACTAAACCTTGAAATAGTATTAAAATCCATTTCATCACCAACATTGAGAACTAAATCAAACTTAAAAGCATTGACCAACTTTTTTAGGTTAGTGACCGCTTCGGTAAATTGAAATGGAACTTGCAAATCACTAATTACTAAATAACGGGCATTAAATGATTTATCTCGCTTAATCGTTATCCTCATCTTCTGTTGGATCAATTCGGGGAATGATCTCAGTGGGTTGATTTCCTGGATTTATCCAATCCGGCATTGATGCGCCCGGCTCTGTTATTAGCCAAAATGCAACATCATGGCTGAAGCCTGCCGCCTTAGCCGCTCTAAAAAGTTCATTCAATGTGATGTAGTGATTTTCTAATTTGTTTAACGCATCAGCCTTGCGTGGCGTGCGCCGCCTACGCTGTGGTGCTTTTTTAGGTTTTTTAGTAGCCATAACCACCAATTTCAAATCATACGATTCCGCGTATTGCTCGCTCAACACCTTCTTCAAGGCTAATCTTGGGCGTATAGTAATCGCTCATCATACTAGGATCACCAACCCGATAGGCCACACCTGCCGGCTTGTCGGTTAATATTTTGAATCGCTTGGCAGGTGTTTTCTCATATCCCAGGGTATTCAAAGCCATAACTGCTAAATCTAAAAATGTTGTAGCCCTGCCTGTGCATAGATTAAGTGTTTGATTACAGTTGTTTTTAACCATCTCAATCACTGCATCCACTATGTCATCAATGTGTATAAAATCTCTAGTAGTAGTTGCCTTACCCCATATATCAAATGGATTAGAGTTCATTATTGCGCGTTGAATAATTGCAGGAAATGGATAATCTAAATCTTGATCAGTGCCATATCCGCTAAATGGTCTAAGAGTTAATACAGTTGTACCTTCTTCACGCAAGTAATTCATTAACATTTCACCGGTTAGTTTTGACCAGCCATAAGACATATCAGGCTTGCCTATGTTCTTAAAATTTATATCCTTTTCTTTTAACTTACGCTTCTTAGACAAGGTTTGTAGATCAGTTGGATAAGCGGCTGATGATGAAAAATAAACAACATAAGGTTGTTCAGTTCTCATAGCCCAACCGGCAAATTCAGCATCAATGGCTAGATCAACTGCTAATGCCAATGGTTCATTTTCAATCATCATGCGGCCACCCACTAAAGCGGCTAGGTGAATTACAAGATCATATTGTTTTTTCTCTAACTGAAAGAACTTACGGCAATCAATTCCAGCCTTCAAATCTACAAGAGTTAAATTGGCATTAGGTAAAGCACGCCTAAAAGCCCGGCCAACAAAACCATGTGATCCAGTGATCAGTATATTCATCTAAATTTTCTTATTAAACTTGCATATTCCATATCTGATAAATACTTTTGTAGTGTTAGTAAATCTTTTTCGTACCATTTAGGTTGATTAACCCTTTCATAACCTTCATCCATTTGAGCCTTACCGGCTATCGGGTGCATGTGTTCAATAATTACATCAGGTAAATACTTTAAGTATTCTAAATCCAGGCCTAGTTGCTTTACAAAGTTATCAAAGAATAGATGTACGCAACCTGGAAATGTCATACCGCGTAATTCATTAACTAAATCTCTACTCATGCCATAGGCTGTTGGTAGATTCGCACCTTGTAACAAATCATCACCATAAACTATTCCGGTGTTAGTGCCTAACGCCTGAATAAAGGCTTTATCCCAACCCGGCGTTCTAGGAATGTGATCATCACCCATGAAAACAAAATAATCATATAAAGGATATTTAGTAATATCCAAAAGAAGAACTGCACCGGTATTAAGAGATTTAGCACAACCACCTGTTTTATTATCCGCCGGTAATTTTTTATAGTTCTCACTTTTGGCGTACTCATTCCATTGAGGATCATCATTATCTATGACAATATAAAGGTCGGCTTCTGCCCCGGTATCTTTGAACGCCTGGGCTAATCTTTCGGCATTTTCAGGCCTACCCCTACTGGGTACAACCACGCACATCTTCATGGCAATAGGGTAAGGGATAAGGCTGACTTATTACTTAGATATAAGAATTTGATATAGCGTGTCTAACTTCTCTTCTATGCGTGCAACCCGGCCTTCTAAGTTATGGCCACCATTGCCATCAGGCTTTAACTCACTTAGATAATGCTTTACCAGCCAACGCACTGAAGCAATAAATGATCCAATTATTGTGGCAATAGATACGACTAATGCCATCCAATCATTTGC